CATGAATAAAATAAAAAAACTAAACAACATATTCCTTGAGACTTTGCTCATGGATCTAGATGACCCCCAAAAGTGTACGCCTGGTTTATATCAGGTTATACGGGGTGTTATTAATGATAATAAAGAAATGCTAGATGACATTCCTAAAGATTCTTTAGATTTTCTAGAGAATAAAATGAAGGATAGTCTGCCATTCAAAAAGGAGGTAAGCTAATGCCAGAACGAACAGTAAGCACAACAGCACCCGGAGTAGATAACCCTTACGGAACTTATACTAATCTATATAATTCACATCGTATGGGAGAAATGTATGCTAATGCATCTAATGATTACTCTGTTAAAGGTGGTAGTAAGAAAAAGGGTAATACAAAAAGTAAACCCAAAAGTAAACCAAAAAGCTCTAAGAAATATTAACGGAGAGATATATGGCTAAGAAAAAGAAGTGGATTCAAAAAGCAACAGCCTCAATTAAAAAACGAGGAACCAAAGGTGTTTGTACTGGAGCTAAGTTTGGAAGTTCTTCTTGTCCAAAAGGATCTAAGAGATATAACTTAGCTAAAACATTTAAATCTATGGCTAAAAAACGCCAGAAAAAATGAACATACCTCAAGAAATGGTAGATGACTTTCGTAATCATCTATGGGCTTGCTTCAAATATCTAGGATTAGGGGAACCTACGGGTGCTCAGTATGCAATGGCTGATGCTTTGCAGGACGGTCCTACGGATATGCAACTTCAGGCAGGGCGAGGGTTTGGTAAATCAGTTATTACAGCCTGTCTAGCCTCATGGTTTCTGTTAAAGGATTCTGATTGTACTATTATGGTAGTCTCTGCTACAGGAAACAAAGCAACAGAGTTTATATCAATGACACGAAAGATCTTAGACCTTGTGCCATATTGTCAGCACCTAAAACCTGGCGATCACACTACCGATAATGCTTTTGCCTTTGATGTTGAGACACGGACTAAGATTGGGCAAGATAAGTCTTGCTTTGCTCGTGGTATTACTTCTCAAATTACTGGGTCTCATGCTGATTATGTTGTCGGGGATGATATAGAGATTGAAGGTAACTGTGAAACCGCTAATGCAAGAGAGAAGCTTCTGAGTAAGGTATCTGAGTTTGAACAGATCCGTAATGTTGGTGGTCGGGTTATATTTCTTGGTACCCCACAGATTAAGGATTCAATCTATAATCAGCTTAAGGCTGGGTATCCTGTTACTAAGTTCCCTGCTGTAATGCCTGACAAAGCAGTACCCACTGAAGTAGAGAATGTAAACGAGTGGGTGTTACAACTAGGTTTAGAACCCGGCAAAGCCACACAACCTGAAAGATTTCCTGATGAGGTACTGATGGAACGAATGGCTAAGATTGGTCCTAAGTTATTTGCCCTACACTATAAACTAGATACTTCCTTAGCTGATTTCGAGAAGTTCCCACTTAGGTTATCTGATCTAATTGTTATTGATGTAAACCCTGATCTATGTCCTGAGAAGATTATCTGGGCTAACTCTAAACCTATGAAGGGAGTTCCCTCCTTTGGTTTAACAGGAGATCTAGTATATGAACCAATGTGGATATCAGACAAGTTTGTACCCTATACACAACGTGTAATGTATGTTGATCCATCGGGAAGAGGATCTGATGAAACTGCTGTATGTATTGCATCCTTCTCTAATGGGTATATCTATATACACGAACTAGTTGGTTATTTGGGTGGGTATGAAAAGAACATCCTAAAGAAGATAGCTAGGCTAGCTTACGAATACAAGGTAAAGCTAGTACGAGTAGAGTCTAACTTTGGTGATGCTATGTTCTGTCAACTACTGGCACCTATCATGACTGATATCTGTGGCTCTATTGCTATAGAAGACTATAGAGTTTCTGGTCGTAAGGAAGCAAGGGTTATCGCTAGAATGGAACCTGTAATGTCTCAGCATAGACTAGTATTTGATAAACGAGCTATATGCCAAGAAGAGACACAGAAGCAGATCACACGTATCTATGATAGACGAGGTGCTCTGCCCCATGATGACCGTATAGATTGCCTAGCCGCTGCTGTAGGGCATTGGGAAGATCTTCTACGTACCGATGTAGATGTTATCATAGAAACTAACCGTAAAGCAGCAGATAAACAATTAGTAGATACGTGGTTAAACGATAAAAGAAGAATGGGTCTATGGTCTAATCGTCTTAGTGGTGCCCTATTAAAACGAGATGGACAATATAAGCCTATAGATAAGAATAAAGCAGGTTGGAGGGTAGGTGGTCGTAGATGGTCTTAGGATCGTTTGTACGGGCTTCTTGGTTCTACCTACCCTACCCCCCTTTTATTAACAAAGTGTCTGAGACGAGCTGTATGGGCTCGTATGGAGGAGTTATAATATGTCGATGTGGGCAATGATGGGCTTACAAGGTATGCAAGCTCTTATGGGAGCTAAACAAGCTGGGTCTCAAGCAGCAGCACAAAAACTTCAGTTTGAGGAAGCGGAATTCCAAAGACGATGGCAAAACCAAATTGAAAATAGAAATATCGCCAAGCAAAATGCCCTTCGGTGGTTTCAGAATAAAGAGATTGCACAAGTAGCTAATAAACGTAGAGCTGAAGAAGAATTTTATATCCGCTATAATTGGGATAATCAAACTGGAGCATTTGGTAGGAAACATAGAGCAACACAGGATGAGATATATTCAAGACTGCACGGTAAAAATATAAATCCTAAGTCTGGAACAGCTAGAGCTTTATTACGTCAGCATAATCAAACATCAAAAGATATGATGACAAGTATGAGAATTAGTGTAGCCAACCAACTAATTGGAACAGTACGACGACAAGACCAAGCATTAGCACAAAGAGACTTTGGTTACAATGAACATGTACCATTCCTACCTAGTGATTACCAAGGACCAGACCCAAGCAGTGCATTCCAAGCATCTCTGGTATCTGGATTAATAGGAGGTGCAGCTAATACTATGGGATATATGGCAAACAAAGAGTCTAGTACTAGTAAGCATGGGACAACATATAATCTACTTGGCTCTATTTTTGGAGGTGCTAGTAGTGGCAAATAATTATCAAACATTAAAGGAAATTGCTAAGGGTCCTAAAAATTTACAATTATCTCCTAAACAAGTTCTTGCTAAATCTCAATTAGATTATAGTAAAAAAGTATTAGATAATATTCCTAGTAATGTAGATTCAAAAGATAAATATAAAATATGGAAAAGAGAAACTAGGGATATGATTCCTCACCCCGATACTATTGAAGAGATGTGGGCAATGGAAGAAAAAGTTTATCCTTCTAATGACTTTAAACAACATACTGTAAACCGTATTAATAATTCGATAGAAGCATTATCTACTACCCTTATGAAGTCAGACTACTTTAAAAATAATGCTCCAACTTGGCCTAAGTGGTTAAGAAAAACATATGAAACAGATATTGCGAAGATTAGAACTTCTGTACAAAAGAAGAATGTTGGTTTAGCTAGAGTTAATAATCAACTTGCTACTGAAGATATAATGACAAATATTGTAGGACAAAAAAATTTTAAATTAAATAGTACAGTTGCTAAAAGGGTTCATGCTGAGGATACTTTTATGGCAATGCAGCTTGGATTTACAACTGAAATAACAACTGATGATGATGGAAGAATTTCTGTACCCCTAGAAGGTAGTCTTGCTCCTGTCTATTCCCTAGATCCGGCTAACTTTCCTTTAGTGGATCCTGAAGAAGAGTATATGGTATTAGAAGATACTTATAAACTTATTGAGAATATTATTGATCCCCACTATAAAAAAGTTGAATCTGATTATGCTCTATTAGATCGTAAAAATACTAGAACATTAGCTGAAAACATAGATAGATTGGGTGAGGGGTTTACTAACTATCATAGTAACTTTATTTTAGAGCATGCAAAATTATCACCCGATCCTGTTTCAGTAATTAATAATGGGATTGGAAAGATAATAAATAAAAACATTAAGGTAGGTAACTATACTAGTAGTTATGATATTGCGTTAGATTTTGTTGGGAAATGGAAGCAAACTTTAGATGTTCTTAAGAAGAGGAGTAGTTAAATATGGCAGAAAATATGGGTCCTATGCAAATTAATCCTCCTGATGCACCTATTACATCAAGAACACCAATAGCATACTCCACAACTCCAGTACCTAGCTTCGGGAAAACAGTTAATCCTGGAGGAGCAGCTGATTTTTATTATGAAAAAATGGTGGAGATGTTTCAGAATGGAGCTGCGTTTCAAACCAAACTAGAAGAATTTCTAGAAACGAAAGCAAAGGTAAAGAAGAAGAAAAGAGACGATAGGGCTGATAAAGAGAGTGATCCAGCTATGGTTAACTGGAAATTAAGGAGGCAACAAAAACAAGATCAAGATCGTCTTAGCGGTAATATTAATAATTATCCAGAGGAAAAGAAAAAAGTTGTAGATGAGTGGAATGCACTAGATAGTGTACTCGAAGCCACTCGTCAGCAACAGCAAGAGTATGAAGACGAGATGGATCAAACTGGTGGTGCCGTGCAGGATTTCCCTCGTGATACAACGATGCCAGAAGAATGGTCTACTGAAAAAATACCTCAGGAAATTAATGTTGAACAAGATCTACTTGATATGGTTCAAGAAACAGATCTCAGGGAAGGGGGATTTGTTAAAACTATGGTTGAAGCAGAACTAGTTGATAGGATTAGTAAGAAAGAAAAGAACACAGGTCTTGAAGAAGAGATGCGTAGATTTGAGGAACTAAAAAGAAAGAAAGAAAAGAACAAAGGTTTGGAAGAAGAGATGAGAAGATATGAGGAGAATCTAGAATGAATGGAGAACAAATAAAGCATAAGCCAGAAAAGAAAGATGGTCTGGAAGAAGAGATGCGTAGGTTCTTAGCAAATCAGAATGATTCAGTAAACGTAAAACAAAAACTAGAACTAGAAAAAAGAACAGCATTGGGTGAAGAGGAGTATACTGGTGCTATTAACAACTCAATCAAAAACTGGACACGAGAAGGAATAGGAAATACCCTTGAACTAGACAAAAGAACAGGTAAAGTAGAAAAAGAATATGATGATGATTTTACTAGAGATCCTGAATGGAAGGAAATGAAAAAGGAGTTTCTTAAAGAAGAAGTTAATCCCGAAGATCCTGAAGACTTAGAAATATGGGTAAATAGATTTGATGAAGTTCATGAAGTTTATGAACACCAAAAGACAGTTGATAAAGTTTTAAAAACATATACCCAGCATGAGCAAGATATTGGTATAGTAGAAGATCGTTTTGAATGGGATGATGTAACGGAGCGTTGGTTTGGCGGTGATTATAGTAGTCTTCCATTATACATGATTGATTTGTGGGGTCAGGAAAACTGGGATAAGTTTACTGCTTGGCGATCTTCAGAAACAGAAGAAGGGGTAGATACAGTTATAGATCCTCAAAAAGAAACAAGGGAACAGATAGGTCGAAGAACTAGGTGGCGTGGTATAGAGTACGATGAGTATGTAACTTCCACTAATTTTGCTAGTCTAAAAAACAGTATCAGTCGATACTTAAAATTTGAGGATAACTTATTACCTCATCCACCATTCGTGGTACCTATGAATGAAAACCAAACTATTATGTATAAGGATAAAGTCAGTGAAAAAGAGGGAACAAATAAAGTACTTGAACGTGATTTAAAACCTTTAGGCGTTGAGTTAGAAGCTCTTGGTTATGAAGGATTGTGGGAAAAATATGAAGATACTCTTTCTGATGAGGTTATAGCTAGAGTAAGAGAAACTAATCCTGAAGAAGCAGTTATTCTTTTAGCGATGCAGAGTAGAATCCAAGCAGGATTAACAAATTTACAACCACATTATGATGGATATGTAGATAATATTGATATGCTAAATAAAGTAAACAGACCCCGAAGTGCTAATGATATGAGGATATTAGGGTTAGCTCAAGTTTACAGAGATATCTTAGGTTTTGAAGATGTCCCAGACTGGAAAGACCTTAGTTTAACTTCTGAAGAATTGAATCAAGGTATTAATATAGTTATAGCCCAAGCGGTAGACAGAGAACTTGATCATGACACTGGTATGCTAGTTTTAGATCTGTATAATAAATCATTTAAGAACTTTAAAGAAGTTTCTCGCAGTATGTCTGTTGTTAATGCTAGCAGAAATATGGCTACTACTGCTGATCATGGTAAACGAGGAAGGCAAATTTCACCAAACGATTCAATGATACAGGCTTTAATGACTGGTGAAGGTGCAAACGCTAGAACTATAATGAATTCAATTAAGGACTATGGATGGGACGCACAAGACCCAGAAACTAAAGATAATGTTATGGAGTGGGTTAATAATATAAATACTGAAGCTGCAGAGATGTTTGAAAAAAACTTTGGTATAGACGTTCCCGGAGGGGTTCGGTTATTAAATATAGAGAAAGTCCAAAATGGCGAATGGGGTTTAGACTTTGCTAATATGGATCCTATGCAATTCTGGGTTGCTGGTACTTGGATTATTAGTGATTTAGCACATAGTGATTATGGTGGAGTAACTCCTAACTCTGCTCAAGCATTGGGTAAGTTTATGATAGATAAAATGCAATCCATTGAACAAAAATATGGAAGTGATGCTCTTATAGACCCCGAACAAATAAAAAGACATCCCGAAGCCGCTAGGGATTTTCTTATGGTATTAGGATTGATGGGTGATATGAACAGACTATCGGGACAAATGAGAGGTCAGGGTAAACAATGGATGGATAAAATATTTGCACAAACTGGAGATAATTTCTTAAGTAAATATATTAGATCTTTATCTTTAGGTTTAAACGAAAACCTAGAAGCAAATCCTTTATTTGGAATAAAGTTACCTGAGTTTCTAGATTTATGGTTTAAGGGTGGAGATCAGATTCAAATGGAAATAAAGGGTGAGATGAAAACTGTTAGCCCTGTTGAAGCTTATAGAATCCTTCTGCAAACAATGTCTTCCGTTAATAAAGATATGATAGAAGCTCTTCTTTATATGGTTGAGGAAGATAAGATCGGTACGTTTTTTAAAGAGGATATGCAGACAGCTGATTCATTTAATAGAATTACTGGTCCTGCTGGCGGTATGAGTAGAGTTGGCTATACCACTACTAAAGGATATCTTATTGACTCCAAAACCCAATCAGATTTACGTAATATACAAATTAGTTATATGCCAGAAGATAATGAAGAATATTGGGACAACCAGTGGAGTAGCCTTACACCATATATACAGAATATTCTAGATCCAGGTCTTACAGAAGTTATTGAAGGTTTAGCAACTGGTAATAGTCATGATAAAATGATAACCCTATTCAATACTTACTTAAATAATACTTCGACAAGAGAAATAATTCAAGGTATTTCACAGATGCATATTGTTGATGGTGAACCTATATCTATTGCTAGTCTATTAACTAGGGTAGATTCTATGCTCGGTCAATTCGATGTAACTGCATTTCTAGATGATGTTAGTACTACTGGAACTGTAAAGATTGGCTTCTTACCTGGCACAGCTCCAGAAAGATTAAATGAGGTACCTAACTATAAAGAAGAAACAAGAGGTGCTAGTAAAGCTAGAACCCTTACTGACATGAGATACTTTGTAAATACAGATAGTGTTTATTGGATTCCTGAAAACAGAGAAGCAAGTAATTTTGGAACTTTTGAGGGTGGTTACTTTACTACTCTTTCCCCAGAGTCAAAAGATAGGGGTCTTGGACCAGTTTCACAAGATACAATTGATCATATTAATAACATAACATGGAAGAATATGAGAGCAACATTTGATGATCATTATCTAGCTAGTATTGGATATGATCCTCAAGAAGGTGGCAAACAAGAATTTATTAGAGATATTATGGGAGATATGTGGTGGCAAGAAGCTCAGTCATGGGGAGATAAAGATGTTGAATGGGTACCTAGAACAATACTCGATTGGTCTATAGGTGCTTCAGAGTTTCTATATAGGGAACTAATGACACAAGATACCGCAGTTCCTGATTATCTTGAACTTATTGGATTTTTTAAAAACTTACCCACAGATAAGTATGGTAGATTTAAACCAAGATCTAGAGCTGAACTTGTTCTTGAAAAGAGAGTAGATACTCCTTTGGGAGGAAATCCTAAAGATCCTGAAAAAAGCCCAGAACTAAATTTATTTGTTAATGGAGCTGATGGCGTTGAAAGACCGTTAACTGGGATGGGTTGGACAATCGGTCAAGAGGATGTAGATTATTATTTTGATACACAACAATCGATTGAAGAGAGGATTGGGAATAAATCACTTATCCATGCTTGGGCACATACTGGTGAGACAGGAACAAGGCTAGGATATTCTGGAGCAATTGAAGGTATTGTTAGAGAAATATCTTTACCCATAAAACAGACAATGAATATTCTTTCTGATTTAATGATGAGATCACAAATACATGGAGCAGAAATAAGAGGTGTGCCAGAAGAGATTATTCAGAATGCAGAAAAAAGAAGAGAATTGATTAACATGATTAGAACAGAAAGACTAAATGATGCAGAATATGCAATTGTTTTAGAAATTAATAAACACCGATTTTACCGTGATGGAGCCTATCCCCATTGGTGGAATACTGGAAACCCTGACAAAAAGTGGATCAAGGAGAATATAAAAGACCTTGTAAATACAATAGGTCGGGAACAAAAATTTCAAAGATTTCGTCCATAATAATAGGAGCTATAATTAATGCCAAGATCAGAATTTGATTTTACACAACAACCAGTTCGGTTTTCGGAGTTGTACTTAACACAACGCTATAAAGATGAAACAGGGGTTTCACCTTTCGGAAAACGAATGGAAGATACGTGGAAATATCTACAAGAAGAACTACCCTATGATCCATTGGGAGTGGGAGATTGGTCTCGTGGAAGACAATACAATGCTGACTTAATTCCATATGAAGATGGATATGCGTTTGGGGTATTACCAGCTAACATTGCTACATCTATGGCATTTGCTGAAGATTATCATCGGGGTATTTTTACTTATAATCAAGCTCACTCTAACTTAGTAGCGAAAAGAATTACTAGAGGAAGAAAAAGTCTTACAGAAGATAAGATGTCACGTTTAACACCAGATACTAGTAACTTCTTAAAAAGATTCTTAGCAACAAAGTCAAATTGGGCAAAGGGATTCAAGGGTAATAGTTGGCGTGATATTGGTCGTCAAGTTGATATTGGCAGTGGGTTTGGGTGGTCTATGTTTTCACAGCCCGAAGATTTATTTGAAGTAAAACAACCTGGTTATTCTCAAGATCAAACGTTAGATATTATAGAGGATACTAATGAAGGTCACTATAGTTATTTAATGCTACGATTCGGTGGTAGAGAAGGACTTAAGGAGATTACTAAAGAAGCTAATAATTCTGATCATTTCTTTTATCTTCTCAATGAAGCAATTGATCATGAATCAGTTAGATCTGCTATTGAATATCATACTAGTACAATGGAAGGTGTAGAGGAATTTTGGAAACTTACTGCTTGGCCTTTCTTAAGAGATGGATTGTTTAATGATCCCGATATGCCAGCTAGTATGGTTATTGGATTAGGTACAGCAGGAATTGGTACCTTAGTAGGAGCAGCAGCAACTGGTGTTTTTGCTACAGGTACATTATTATCTAAAGCTCCATTAATCGGTGGGATTGGTAAATGGACAATTACAGGTGCAAAGGGATTATCTCATGGTACAAAGGTTGGAAGAATTGTAAATTACTTACCTGAAAATATTGGACTAACAGTTTTCAATAAAGTTGCTCCGACTCTTGGAAACTCTATGATGAAAGCTAAGGGTATTAAGGGACTACTATATCGTTCTCCAGCTCATGGCTTTGAAGGACTAGTAGAAGGTGCCTTGGCTGAATCTATTAACCAGACTTTGAAGCAAAAAAGAAATATTATTGATCAATATAACTTTGGTCAAATCTGGGAAGAAGCGAAAATAGAGGGAATATTTAGTATGATCGCTAATCCCGTACTAGGTACAACTATGAAATACGCAGTAGGTTTACCTTTAACTGGTTTAGGAATGGCTGCGGGTGCTAGTATTAAACATTTACCTATCGGCGAACGACTTAGGTCTTCTTTACATTTAGCAATGAAGGCTGCACAAATGGGTTCCGATAATCCAATTCTTGTAGCTATTGAGCACTATGAAAAAGGTGATGCTATTGTTGATCTTATTAACGAGATTCGAAGTCAAAGTCAAACAGAAGAAGGTGGTCCTATTAGTCTTGAAGATCTTATAAATGGACCTCTTGGATTCTTATTAGATCCGTTTGGGATGAGAGATGGTGTCAATACTCTTGATGATGTATCTCTGATGATCTCTATATTCGAGGAAATTAAAGCAGATTCTGAGAATCGTAAACTTACTGATGATCAAATACTAGATCAGGTTGGGCTTAAACTTATGACTCGACTGGGAGAAGGCGGAAAAGCTCTAGCAGCTGAAGTAGGGGATCTTACAGCTTTTGCTAAGATAAAACTTAGAGTTCATAGATATGTAATAGCCCAAAATAAAAAGAATAAGACTAATCTAACAGTAGATGAGTTCTTAGAAAATACTGATATTACCGATGAAGAGTTGTGGGATATTTATATTGATAAAGATATAGAAGAA